GCAACTACATATTTAGACTTAACCAATGAAATACTTAGAGAACTAAATGAAGTTCCACTAACTTCTACAAACTTTGCAAGTGCTGTAGGTTTTCAACAGTTTGTTAAAGATTCTATAAATAAAGCTATTTTTGACATAGCAAACGAAGAACCACAGCTACCGTTTTTTTCCGCAGGATTAAGTGGAGCAACAGACCCGTTTTACGGTAATACAACTGTTGAGACAGTCGCTGGACAAAGATGGTATACGTTAAAAGATGGTAGTTCTAGTTTAGCTACAGACTTTGCATCTATTGATTGGGATGATTTTTATATTACGACAATCAATGTTTCTGGAGAATCAGCTCCGTTTGTTTCTAATGGGTTAAAACATATTAACCTTGAAGAGTGGCGAAGATTTTTAAGAGACTCAGAAAATGCAGATGATGCAAATACTCAAGCTTATGGTGAGCCTAAATATGTATTTAAATCTCCAGACAGTAGAAAGTTTGGATTAAGTCCAATACCAGACAAAGTTTATAATATACATTTTTATGCTTTTAATAGACCAACAGCATTAAGTGCTTTTGGTGACGAAATAGTTTTTCCAGAACAATACAGTAATGTAATTACAGCTAGAGTTAGATACTATGTGTGGCAATTTAAAGAAAGTCCACAACAAGCTGCATTTGCCTTAGAAGATTATAAAAAATCATTAAAACACATGAAGTCAAGTTTAATTAATCCTACCCCAAGAACTATGGTAGATGACAGACTTTACTATTAATTTAGAGGGATAATATGGCACTAACAAAAATTTCAAGAAATTTATTAGACACAGGAGTTTCTGATAGCTCTGATGCAACGGCTATTACTATTGATAGTTCTGAAAATATTACTACTTCAGGAACTTTTCAAGTAGGAGCTTCTTCAGGTGCTAATTTACTTATAGATAGTAGTTCAGACGTTATGCAAGTAAAAGTTAAAAAAGATGGCACAGACGATGTTGACTTAGCTTTTCTTACTCAAGCTTCTGGAGGAACTCTTGCAGAAAAAATGAGAATTGACAGTTCTGGTAATGTTGGTATTGGTACAACTAATGGAGATGTTACAAGTGATGGTGTATCTTCAAGAACTTATGTTGCCATATTAGGTTCTGGAAATCGAGGTGTTTTAAATCTTGGAACAACTGCTTCTGCTGGTGCTGATGGTGGAAAACTAAGTTTTGTTAATGGTTCAAATGTTACAGGTGAAATAAGTTGTGACCCAGACTCAGGAAGTGCAACACATGGTAATTTAGCATTTAATACAGCAAATACACAAAGAATGAAAATTCTTTCTAACGGTGGTGTTTTAATAGGAAAAACAGCAGATAGTCAGTCAACTGCTGGATTCCAAGTAACAGGTAGTAATTTAAATAATGTTACAAGCACAAATTCAGGCACAGGTTCTTCTACCTATATGGTGCATGATGGTAGTGGTCTAAATTTTTATGTGAATTTTACAGGTCAAGTATTTTACAGAGTTGGTTTAACTGATTTATCCGACCAAAGATTAAAAGAAAATATTGTTACTTTAGATAAAGGTTTAGATGACATCCTTAAAATCAAACCAAGAAGATTTGATTGGATAGAAGGAGAAGGTGAAAAAAATCAAATAGGTTTTATTGCTCAAGAAATAGAAGAAGCTGGTTTAGAAGAATTGGTTAGCCATTATAAAGGTGCTTCACTAGATGATGCTAAAGGAGTAAATCGAGTTGGTTTAATTCCAATTTTAGTTAAAGCTGTTCAAGAACTATCAGCAAAAGTAGAGGAACTAGAAAGTAAAATAAATGAGTAGAAGTCAACCTTACACAGTAGCATGTGCAGGAGGTCTAGTTACTTCATCAAATGCTATTGACTTACTTAAAACTCCCGGTGTAGCAACTGAGCTAAGAAACTTTGAAGTTTCTACCAAGGGTGGTTATAGACGTATTAATGGTTTTACAAAGTTTGGTGGTGGTAGTGCAGTACAACCTACAGGTAGTTCAACAACTATCTTAGGTGCAATACCTTATGCCGATGGTGTAGTTGTTTGTGCAGGTACAAGTATTTATTTTAGTCAAACTGGTACAAGTTGGTTAGAAATAAATAGAGCTAGTGTTGCTAGTAGTGGTGATAATCATACAGCTTTTACAGGTCGTAGTGTTGCTGCTAGAACTGGACAAGGACAATGCCAGTTTGCTTTGTTTGAAAGTGCTACTTCAGATTATGGTACATTAATTATTTCTGATGGAGCTAACGAACCTTTCTTTTTTAGAATGGAAGGCACAGGTGCTAACATAAATACTAGAACTTTTTTTGCTGGTGAAATAACAGTAACTGGTACAAAGTCAGTTGAGTATGTAACAGTACATGACAAACACTTAATAGCTGCTGGAGTTGAAGATAATTTAAATACTATATTTTATAGTGGTACTTTAGACCCAACAGATTTTACTAGCACTGGTTCTGGTTCGATTGCTTTAGAAGACCAAATAAAAGGTATTAAAAGTTTCCGTAACGAATTATTTATATTTTGTGAAAACTCAATATTTAAACTACAGAATATAAACAATTCTAGTACGATAGCTGTAGTACCAGTTACTAAAAACGTAGGTTGTTTAAGCGGTCATAGTATTCAAGAGATTGCTGGTGATTTAATATTTTTAGCACCGGATGGATTAAGAACAGTAGCTGGTACAGCAAGAATTGGAGATGTGGAGTTAGGAACTGTTAGTAGTAATATACAAAACATTGTTAGTGACTTAGCAGAAACTGTAAATCTTTTTACAATAACAAGTGTAGTATTAAGAGAAAAGTCACAGTACCGTTTATTCTACACAAATACTGGAGCTGCTGATAGTACCCAAAGAGGAATCATTGGTACATTAAGACCTAATGGTTTTGAATGGTCAGAGACTAGAGGTTTAGAAGTTACTGCTATTGGTTCTGGTTTTGATAATGATGGTGTTGAACAATATTATCATGGTGATACTAATGGCAATATTTATCAGCACGATACTGGTGATGACTTTGATGGTACTGCTATTTTAGCAAGATATACTACACCAAACTATGATTATGGAGATTTAGGAACTTTAAAAACTTTACACTATCTTAGAGTCTCTATGGCGACAGAAGGAATTGTAGAACCTGATGTACAAATTAAATTTGATTTTAATAGTACAGACGTACCACAACCAACAGATTTATTTGACTTAGGAGTTATAAATCCACCTTCTTTATTTGGCGAAGCAGTGTTTAATACAAATAAATTTGCTGGACAAAATAATCCAATGATAAGAGTACCATTACAAGGTAGTGGTACAAGTAATAATTTTACAGTAATTAGTAATGATACAAAACCAAGCTACACAGTTAACGGACTTTATGTAGACTTTATACCTTCGGGTAGGAGATAATTATGGCACAAGCTTATATAAGACAAAGTACTTTTGCAGACGGTGATACTATTACCGCAGCTTTGTTTAATGATGAATATAATCAATTAGTAAATGCTTTCGCATATTCCTCTAGTAGTGCTAGTTCTACTGGACACAGACACGATGGTACTGCTGGACAAGGTGGTAACATATTTAAAATTGGTGACTTAGACTTTTTAAACAAAGTAGAGATTGATAGCTCTAACAATAGAGTAGGATTTTATGTAGAAGTTTCTTCTGCTGCAGTAGAACAAATTAGAATACAAGACGGTGCTATTGTTCCTGTTACTGATAGTGATATAGATTTAGGAACAACTTCATTACGTTTTAAAGATACTTTTACTGACTCTATAACTACTACAGGTAATGTAGATGTTGGAGGTAATTTAACAGTCACAGGTACTACAACTTTTAATGGTGGTACAATTACTATGGGTGATGCAGCAGACGATAATGTAGTCTTTGGTGCAGATGTTAACTCAAATATTATTCCTAATACAGACAACACATACGACTTAGGAAGTTCTTCTCAAGAGTGGAAAGACTTATATGTTGATGGTGTAGCTTACCTAGATAGTATTAATTTTAATGGTACAGCAATTACTTCAACTGCTGCTGAACTTAATATACTTGATGGAGTAACAAGTACTGCTGCAGAACTTAATATTTTAGATGGTGTTACTAGCACAACTGCAGAACTTAATATCTTAGACGGTGTTACAGCGACTGCTGCTGAATTAAATCTTTTAGATGGAGTTACTTCAACTACAGCAGAACTAAACATTCTTGATGGTGTTACATCTACAGCAGCCGAACTAAATATTCTTGATGGAGTAACATCAACTACAGCAGAATTAAATATTTTAGACGGAGTAACTTCTACAACTGCAGAGCTTAATATTCTTGATGGAGTTACTGCAACTGCTGCAGAATTAAATTTACTTGATGGTGTAACTGCTACAACGGCTGAATTAAATATTCTTGATGGTGTAACTGCTAGTGCAACAGATATTAATTTAATAGATGGAATTACTAATGGAACAGTAATAGCAAGTAAAGCTATTATAACAGATGCAAATAAAGATATTAGTGGTGGTAGAAATATTACTATTACAGGTGAACTTGATGCTGCTACTTTAGATATTAGTGGTGATGCAGATATTGATGGAACACTTGAAGCTGATGCTATAACAATCGGTGGAGTTACTTTAGCAGAAACTATTTCTGATACTGTAGGAGCTATGGTAACAAGTAATACTGAAACTGGTATTGCTGTTACTTATGATGACAGTGATAATACCTTAGACTTTGTAATTGGCACACTTAACCAAGACACTACAGGTAATGCAGCTACAGCTACAGCACTAGAAACAGCAAGAACTATTGGTGGTACAAGCTTTGATGGTACAGCTAATATTTCTGTAGCATTAGCAGATACAGCTACAGCTTTAGCTACTGCAAGAACAATACACGGTGTTTCTTTTGATGGAACTGCAAACATAGATTTATCTGAAGTTGTACAAGATACTGTAGGTGCAATGTTTTCTAGTAATACAGAAACAGGTATTACAGCTACATATCAAGATGCAGACGGTACAATAGATTTAGTTGTAGGCACACTAAACCAAGATACTACAGGTAATGCTGCAACTGCTACAGCTTTAGAAACTGCCAGAACTATTCATGGAGTTTCTTTTGATGGTACAGCTAATATAGACCTTTCTGAAGTTATTCAAGATACTGTAGGAGCTATGGTATCTTCTAACACTGAATCAGGCATTACAGTAGCTTATGAAGACTCAGACGGTACTTTAGACTTTACAGTTGGTACATTAAATCAAGATACAACTGGTAATGCTGCTACAGCTACTGCTCTTGAAACTGCCAGAACTATTCATGGTGTAAGTTTTGATGGTACGGCAAATATAGATTTAACCGAAGTTGTTCAAGATACAGTAGGAGCTATGTTTAGTTCAAATACTGAAACAGGTATTACTGCAACATATCAAGATAGTGACGGTACTATTGATTTAACAGTATCAGGTGCAGCAGTTACTTCAGTTGCTGATGCTGATGCTGATACTAAAATTCAAGTAGAAGAAAGTTCTGACGAAGATAAAATACGTTTTGATACTGGCGGTACTGAACGTATGATTATTGATTCTACAGGTGTTGGTGTGGGCACTACAAGCCCAGCTTCAAAACTTCATATTAAAGTTGGTACTAATAATAATTTAGAAATTCAAGAGGCAAGTGGAGATTTAAGATTATTAGCTATAAATGATGCAAGAGATGCAAATGTTGAAATGGAATTTGCTGCTTCAAAATTTGATTTTTTAACAGGAGAAGTACAAATAGGAGACTCTGCAGTAGCTAATTTACAAATAAATAATAATAGTGATGTTATAGAAATAAAAGCTAAAAAAGATGGTACAGATGATATTGATTTAGCTTTTCTTACTCAAGCTTCTGGAGGAACTCTTGCAGAAAAAATGCGAATTATTTCTGGAGGAGATGTAGCTATTGGCAGTACAACTGCAGACCCATTATCATTAGCTTTTACAGGAACAGGTTTAACTTTAAACGAAAATAGTGGTACTGCATTTATGCAAATAGATGGTGGTAATGGCTCAAGAATAGATTTTGGTATAAGTGGAAGTAGAAATACTACTATTTATGCAGATGCAAATGGTGCAGAATTTAGTAGAACAACTAATCACCCTATTACATTTAAAACTAACAATTCAGAAAGAATGAGAATTGATGGTGGTGGAAATTTTTTCTTTAGAAAAACAAGTCATTCTTTTGCAACAGTAGGTGTTGAGTTTTTAAATAGTAATATTACAAACATGACAAATTCTGGTAATAGCGTTTTAAATTTACACAGAACAAGCAGCGATGGAACAATTTTAGAATTTTTTAAAGATAGTGGTTCTGTTGGAAGTATAAGTACTAATGCTAATTCTTTACCTTCAGATAGAAACTTTAAAAGAGATATTAGCGATTTAGATTTAGGTTTAGATTTAATTACTAAACTAAAACCAAGTCAATATAATTACAAACTTGATGATGAAAATTCTCCAAAAATGTATGGTCTTATAGCACAAGACTTAGAAGAATCTTTAACAGAAGTTGGAGTAGAAAAAAACAGCACTTGGTTATTGCAACACAATCCAAAAGATGATGAAAAACAATCTGATTATGCTTTAGATTATTTAAAGTTAACACCTATTTTAATAAAAGCTATTCAAGAACAACAAGAACAGATTGAAGCTTTACAATCTGAAATTAACACACTCAAAGGAGGTGAATAAAATGGCAATTAACTATACATGGAATGTCAAAACTGTAGACGTTAAGGAAATAGACGGCAACGCTGATACTGTCTTTAATGTCCACTGGAGACTTACTGGAACT